GGGTATTCATTAGTTATAACTATACCCCGTATTGCCTTGTTCTAATTTTTTAAATAATTTTTCATGTTGGTCCATGATCTCTTCATCAGAGTCGATCATCTTATCCATTTTATCTTGCATTTTTTCAACTACTCTTTCAAGTTTCTGTACTTTATCTTCATGAACTGCCTGAATAGTTGACAGTTCAAAAGTTCTAGAAAGACTCCAGCCAGCTAGGGCTAGTAAGATTCCGACTAACATTGTCATTAATTTTTCAATCATATTTTACTTCGTTCTCGTAAGATATATCATGCCCATGATCTTTGTCATAGACGTAAGTTCTTTTATTTTTACCACATTTACAATCATCGCATTTACAAACATAGTCTTTATTGGTTTGGCATTCACCATTACAGTTACAATTACTCATCTTTTTTTTGCCAACTAAACAACCATTTTACTATTTTATTCCATAGGTTTTTAATCATATTGGTTTTCTCCTCTATTAATATGGCAATATGTTCGCATCCTACACAGATACATCCATCTACACACATCGCTCTGAGATTATCACAATGGCAATTGTGTCCGCATTTTTTACATTTAATCATTTTTTTTCTCCTCAATATCGTAAAAGAATTTATCAGTATTTTCTGTTCTCCATTTACGAGTATCTTCTACATTCCATTCTGATGTTTGCACTTTCCAATCGGGTGTTTCGTTTTTTACGGTAAACGAAGGTATGTCCCAAAGAATTCTATTGTTGGGTTGTGCTGCATAATTTCCATCCTCAAGAGCGAGAATGTGGGCGCACTTATGTTCGTGCGGTATTTCAGAATGATCTGTATCTACTATATTACTCTCTGGGTGGGCCCAGTCAACAGTAAATAAGTACGCTCCAGGGTGTAGTTTTTTATCTTTTCCGAAGTACTTACCCGATTGACCGTCTAAGATATCGTAAGAAGTAACAGCAGGATAATAACTAAAACAGTTCCATAACTCCAGCTCATCAAGTCTACGTGAAGGTACTTCTTCTGCTTTAAAGCCTCTTTGTATGAACGCAGATATCGGCAGACGATAGAAAACAGCACCGTTTTCCATAATTGCATGGAAAAGAATTGGGCGACCTGTGATCGAAGCCAGTCCAAAGATAATACAATCTTCAACTTCGCCATGATGTTCTTTAAGATCATATAGATATTCTCTCCTGATCTGTGCATACGTCACAGGTATATTTGCATTTAAATAGGCCATCGCAATTCATTAAAATATGATTGCGCCAACGACTACCCCAATAATAAAACCGACAATGTATTCTCTATAATGTAGAGACCACACATCCCATTTTACTTTGAGTTGTTTTAGTACTTGTTTCATAATGTTTCTCCTTGGTTGTGTTTTTATCAAAAATCATACTGGAGGTAAACCTATTTTATGCTTCCCCAATTTTCTCCAGATTCATCATCCACTTTGTTTGGCACTTCAAGTTGTACTGCCTCTTCCATTATCTTTTTAATTTCTTTTCCATGTTCCTTATCTCTTATAGAAATATCCAATTCATCGTGAACTTGTATGTGAGGAATAATTCCTTCCTTATAAAGATCCAACATAGCTTTTTTAGTCATGTCGGCAGCTGAACCTTGAATGAGTTTGTTTAAAGATTTATAAGTAAACGCTCTACGTGAACCTGTTTGATGCCAGTAATTTTTTAATGGTTTATCATTTTTATCTTTTTTAATATTTCCCTCTTCATCTAATAAATATTCTCCCATTTCCTGAAGCTCCAACATTCTTTCATGATCTTCTGCTGGTACATATTTTCCCCAGTCATCACCTCTAAGAATAGGTTCATACTTAGGAAATCTACATCTTCTCCCCAATAGTGTTTTTATTTTTCCTTTATCTTGAGCAGCATTCATAAGTTTATTCATCAATTGTTTTACAAATGGAACTTTAGAATGATATTTATCAAATAACTCATTAGCTTTTTCTTTAGTAACTCCAAGTTCTGCTTGTAGTTTTGCTTTGCCCATTCCATAAAATAATCCTAAGTTAATTGTTTTGGCTTGTGATCTTGGTATTTCTGCCATATCTGCAACTATTTTGTGAAAATCTGTTGAAGGATCAGTGTCATAAGAATCAGCAATAGGATTGACTGAAGCTAATTTAAATTTTAAAGCATAGTGAGCTACTAACCTTGGTTCCTGTTGAGAGTAATCAAAACAACCCCATAGATGTTTTCGTTCAGGAATAAAAAGGGATCTTATTTGTGGTCCTAAATCGGGATCTCGTGCAGGAATCTGTTGCAGATTAGGATTAGAATAACTAAATCTTCCAGTAATAGTACCTCCATCATCTGATCTTATTTGATTTATTTCTGCATGAATTCTCCCTGCATATTCATAATCTAAAATAGTATCTATAAAAGTTGTATTAATCTTGTTTATTTTTCTAGCTTCTGCTATCATCTTAATAATTGGATGACTATGATTAGAAAGAAAGTTTTTAGTAAATGAAGGGGAGTCGCTCTTTTCAGTTCGGCTATAAGGTAGCTTTAAGTATTGAAAAACTTTTTCAACACTACGTGCTGCCCATATTTGAATATCTATTGATGTTTCTCTTTTTATTTTGTGGAGTAGCATTTCTTCTTGTAGCTCTAATTGTCGCTTCAATTCATGAGCTCTTTCAACGTCCACTCTCACTCCAAGAAATCTCATCTCTACAAGACAAGGAAACAAATCAGTTTCGAGATTAAAAATCTTTTGTAAATCTTCTTCTATAATTAATTTTTTTAATTTTTGCCACAATTCAAAAGTTAGTTCAGCATCTTTTTCTGCATATGCTCCTACTTCCATGGCCGGAAGTCTCCACATATCAGCTTTGGGATCTAATCCTCTTGATTTAGCGGCCTCATTTAAAGCTTTTTCATTCTTACCTTTATTCAGATGATGCCAAGATAAAGTATTTAACGTGTAAGAAAATCTATTTTCATCCAATAAAGAACACGCAATCATTGTGTCTATGATTAAGCCATTAATTTTTAATCCTAAACTTTTAATCCAACACACGTCGTACATTGCATTATGAAAAATTTTAGTAGCGGGACATTCTAAAATATCTTTAAACCATTCTAAAGTTTTTTTACGATCTGAATTAGGACCTGTCGCATGAGCAATAGGGAAATACCAGGAGGCATTAGCCACTGCTACAGCTATACCTACTACTTCACCATTACCTATAACTGCTCCCGATCCTTTCTTTTTTAAATCGGGATCTCGGGTTTCTAAGTCAATTGCAATTTCATCGTGGGATCTTAAATCAGGGTGTTCCGTGTGAGCTACCCATTCTGTTGGTGGTAATATCATTCTTTAAATTCAATGGTCATATTTCCCGCAATGGTAGATGTGCCCGTGCTCTTGGCTGCCATATGGGTAACAAAGCTGGGAAAAATTACGTATTGTCCTTTCGTAAGTTGAGGTTTAAAATTTTCATCAAACATTTCTAACATTTTAAAACACTGTATAAGTTGGGCATAAGGATTAAAAAAAATAGTGTTTGATTCCTTTACTTCTTTATAGATCACAAACGAAAAGTGAGAACCTGGATGAATATGTGGTTCTTGATAATCATCTTTATCATAAATATTTTCCCAGATATGATCAATCGTTAAAGTAAATTTTTTCTTAAGTAGGTGCCCCAGTTTAGAAGCAAATACTTCTGCTAAATATGTTCCTGATTCTTTATCCAAATCATTTTTTACATGCTGAGAAGTAATGGTTTCCGATATCCATTTTTTAGTAAAAGCTGTGCTTTTAAATTTAATTTTTTCCAAGTCGACAGTTCCGACTAAAACCGGAATAGAAAATAAATTCATAATCATTTTTTAACTATTCCCCAGGAATTTTTTTTAGATTTTGGTGGTTCAGAATAATCTCTTTCAATTATCATTTCAATAAAATGAATTGCTTTCATTAAGTCTTCCTTTCCATTTTTGTCACGGTGACGAATAATGTATTTAATAACACAACCTTCTGGATATAGCAACTCATTCTCAACAACAAATTTGCTCGGTTGAATTTTATATTTCTGATAGTGAGATCCTCCGTGCTGCTTGTCCCAGACCTTACTCATAGAGCATACTCCTTTCGTTTAATTTTGGATTTAAGTTTATATAAATTATTCCGAGCTCTGGTGATGGCTACATACCATACACGATGTTCTTCGTCAGCTTTATCTTTACTTCTTTTAATTGCTTTTTGAATTTTATCCCCTTGATGCAAGCTTAATACCACATTATTTTCTTCTCCACCTTTAATAGCGTGAATGGTAGAAAGCCAAATACGTGCAGGTTCATTTAATGTTTCATCATTCTCTAGCATTCCTCTTATATAAGTAACTTCTTTTTCTGGAGCTTTACTAAACACACGGTACCATTCTTTATTTTTGTCCCATTCTTCGCGCTCAACAAAATCATTTAAATCTTCTATTTCTTTTGGTTCTAATTTTTCTTCAATCGTCCATTTAGTATAATTAACTGCGGCTTTATAAAGTCTCACTTTAAAACTCTTTCCCTTATTAGTTTCAAAATATAAATTTCTTTTTTTAAGTTCTTTCATAATTTCTAATAGATTACTTTTGGTTCTGGTTAGAATTAACCATTTATCTTTTTTTAAATCTAGTTGACTTAAACTGGATATATATTGAGTTTGGCCTTCTACATCTCGCGGTAAATATTCCTTTTGTTTCCTGATGCCTGATATACGACTCACGGGGATGGTAGATTCTTCCTGAACTTTTTTAGAAATTCTTTTAGAGAATCTAAGAATTTTTTCTTTCGCTGGTTCATTAATAAATCTTCTTACATCAGCTCCGGCCCACGCAAAAATAGCCTGATCATCATCGCCCGCTAAATATATATCTTCGGTACGACTCTTTAACACATCGTAAAGTTGCCACTGAAGGGGAGATAAATCCTGCGCTTCATCAATAAAGATAACTTTAAAATGAGGAAGATTAGTTTGTTTACTAATTACTTCTTTAATAATATCATTGAAATCCTTGAGTCGACTCTTCTGTTTATATCTTCCTAAATTATCGTGTATATGTTTTAACGTAGACCACTTTACTTGTTTGCGATCATGCTCCCCTTTATCAAACTCTTCTCTTATATCCACATTTCTGTTTAAGGCTCTTCCTATTAATTGAAAGTAAGGATTATTGCACGTTAGATAATGAGTTTCTTCGTCATTATATTTATCTGCGTAGTTAACTCTAATACTTAATCTCTTTCCCAAATCTTCATAATGATAAGGTTGCATTATATCTTCTTCTTTTAATCCTAATCGATGATAGGCAAATGAATGGAGAGTTTGAAAATAAGGAATACGTTTATCATCCACTGGCATTCGTGCTCTTGCTTCTTTGGCTGCCTTTCTTGTAAATGCAAAATATCCAATTGTATGCAGGGGTGTTCCACTACGCATATAGGCTTTTGCTCGACTAATTAATCGATGCGTCTTTCCGGTTCCTGGAGGTCCATAGAATTTATATATCATACTATATCTTCT